TCAATGATGCAGGATTTGGACGAAATGGACTTCCCAATCGTCGAATATAAAACGAACTTATTGAATTTGATGATTCCGGCGACTCAGAAGGTGTTTGAGGCGGTCACTGAGGAGCGTTTGGTGCATGACGGCAACCCGGTTCTGTCTCGGCACATTGACAACTGTGTTATCAAGATGGATCATCGTGGTCAGAGGGTCACGAAGGAGTCTGCAACGTCACGGAAGAAGATTGACGCCGCGATTGCGTTCATTATCGCCTATGACCGAGCAACAGCAAGTAGAATAGATGAAGGAGTGCCGGAGTTTTTCTTCTAAGGACATTATGTTAGTAAATGGGTTGCAAATCGGGGGCGCTGTCGCCATTAGTGTCGGTGTCGCTTTTATTTTCCCACCAGCAGGACTTATTGTTGCCGGTGCGTTTGCGGTGTTGTTCGGTTTGAGTTTGGAGCGTAAGTAATGCTTGGTGATTTGTTTTATGGTGCTGACGAGGAACGCGCCCTGTCCTTCCAAACCATTTGGGGGTCCGGTGACTTCCTAGAGTTGGAGAACGAGTCCGGCACTGTCGTAAACCAGGAGACCGCCTTCCAGGTCAACGCCATCTTCTCCGCCGTCAGCCTCATCAGCGACACAATCTCCACACTGCCTGTGGATTCTTACATTCGGTTGGATGGTCGCCGGAGTTCTTTCCGCCCTCGCCCGACTTGGGTTACACAACCTGACGTTGACACAACGAAGGAAGCTTTCTACGGTGCCGTCATTGTCTCAATGCTGTTGGATGGCAACGCTTTCATTCGTGTGTATAGCAACCGTCGTGGTGACATCACAAACCTTGTTGTGTTGAACCCGCTTGACGTGACAATCAAACGCAACGGTGTTGGTCGTGTCATGTACGAAGTGAAGAACGAGTCTCGCATGGTTTCTGCGGACAACATGATTCACATTCCTGACGTGGTGCGTCCCGGCGCTATCCGTGGTGTGTCCCGTGTAGAAGCCCTGAAAGAGGACTTTGGTCTCGCTATCGCGCTTCGCAATTACGCCGCCCGTTTCTTCGGGGCTGGTGCCACCACTCAGGGCATCATCGAGTACCCGAACAAGTTGACCGCTGAGCAGGCCAAGAACCTGCAAGAAGGTTTCGACGCACGCCACAAGGGTTGGAAACGCGCACACCGCACAGGTATTCTCTCCGGCGGTGCCTCCTACAAACCAACCTCGGTGGGTAACGATCAGGCACAGTTTATTGACTCACGCCGTATGGCTGTCGAGGATGTTGCCAGGGCTTTCAACGTGCCACCGCACCTGCTCGGTCTTCCCGGCACTAACACTTACGCTTCTGTGGAGCAAAACAACTTGGCGTGGGTGATTCACTGTCTGCGACCTATCGTGCAGAAGCTTGAGTCGGCGTTCTCGCCTCTCATGTCTCGTTACCCTGGCGGGGAGACAGCGTTTATCAAGTTCAACCTTGACGGGTTGCTTCGTGCGGACATCAACTCGCGTATGAGCGCGTATAGCACTGGTTTGCTTTCCGGCTTCCTCACCATCAACGATGTGCGTCGCCTTGAGGACTTACAGAGCATTGATGACCCATCGGCTGACACGGTTAGGGTGCCCTTAGCTAACGTGAACGTTGCTGCTGCCACGTTGAAGGAAGAAACCGAGAAGGTGGATATGGCGCAACGTCTTATCCAGGTTGGTTTCGATCCTGCGGATGTTTTGGACAAACTCGGTTTGCCCGCTATGGAGCACACTGGTTTGCCGTCTGTGCAGTTGCAACCTACCGCACAGATTGACCCGGAGGACCCTAACTCGGAGTACGTTGTCGAATAATGCCTTTGTATAGCAATCTGGTCACGTTGGGTACAGCCGCACAAATGGTTGTACCGCCAAGAAGCATGGGTCAGGAAGTGCATTTGCACAACATGACGAAAAGCTCTAACAATTACATTCATCTTGGGCCGTCGAACATTACCTTGACAAACAGTATCCACATTGATCCGGGCGAGAGCATCACGCTCACACTCGGTCCCGGTGATGATTTGTACGCTTTCTCCGACCCAGACGGTTTAGACCTCGGTATATTGGCGGTGATTCAGGACTAATGCCTTACTACATAAGTGATTCAGCAGAAGGTTGCTCCGGGTGGGCAACAGTGAAAGACGATGGCGAAGTCATGGGGTGCCACACAACCAAACAGGCCGCTATTGACCAAGGCCTCGCCATTGCGCGTGCGGAAGGGTCAACGTTTGAGGGTGAACGCGCCATGCCTGGCACCCTGAAGCCGGGCGACTTTATCTCATGGAAAGAGCATGGTCAAACCTTCCAGGGGCGTATCCGCGAGGTTGTTACCGCTGGCACAGTTGATGTTCCTGGTTCTGGTGTGCAAATCATGGGCACTGTTTTTGACCCTGCCGCGCTTGTGCAAATGTATGAGCAGGTTGACGGTCAGTGGACCGAGGCTTCTACTTTCTTGGGGTTAAAGTTTTCGCAACTCAGTCAGATTAGTGCGCTGGTTGATGACGAGATGCCTGAGTTCACTTTTGATGAGGGCAACTTGCCGGAAGCACCTGAGGGTTACCACTACATGCCGGATAGCACTCTTATGGCTGACGAAGACCATGAGGGCGAGCGTGCTGCACCCGACGCCCTATCGGTTGACGACTTTGTTTCGTGGAATAGCTCGGGTGGACGTGTTCGTGGGCAAATCGAAAGAATCGAAAGAGGTGGGACAATAAATGTACCTGACAGCGAATTCACTATCGAAGGGACACAAGATGATCCAGCAGCGCTCATACGGGTCTGGCGGGAAAGTGAAGAAGGGTGGGAGGCGTCCGAGACTCTTGTAGGACACAAGTTCTCGACACTCACCAAGATTGACAGCCTGCGTTCCATTGCTGTTGAACAGAGGCAGGTAAACCTGAGCCCACCCGCTTACATGCGGGCTGCGGCACGTCAGGGTTTGAAGTATCACGAGGAGGGTCTTTCCGGTGATGGTTTGCGCCCGCAGACGGTTCGTGAAGCTCGGGCTATGGCAGCGGGCAATGTTTCAGCGGACAAATGGGTTCGCCTTGCCGCGTGGATTGCCCGCCACCTTGTTGACTTGGACTCCCCTGCCGCACAACCCGGCAATGACGATTACCCTTCTGCCGGTGTTGTGGCTCATTTGCTGTGGGGTTCTGGACCGTCGAAACGCGCCGCTACTCGTGCGTTGGAGTACGCGGAGGGTGTCGTTGCTAGACTTGAAGAAGAAAATCGTGAGCTTGTGAACGTGGAGGCTAAACAGATGGCGAAGATTGAAACACGAACTAACTCAACACAGTTTGAGCTTCGTGAGTTAGACGGCGGGGGTATGACCTTCACTGGTTATGCGGCGGTGTTTAACGCACCCAGCGAACCGTTGCCTTTTACTGAGCGCATCGCCCCCGGTGCTTTCAAGCGTTCTCTGGCTTCCCGCAATGATGTGAAACTGTTGTGGAATCACGATTCGAGCATGGTACTCGGTTCAACTCGCGCCGGAACTTTGCGCCTGGAGGAAGACAACGTTGGTTTGCGGGTTTCCGCCGATCTGCCTGACACCCAGGCTGGGCGCGACGCCGCTTACCTTATCAAGCGTGGCGATGTTGACTCTATGAGCTTCGGCTTCTCCGTTCCCAAGGGTGGAGACGAATGGGTTTCCGACAGCGAACGTGTGCTTAATTCGGTTAGATTGTTTGAGACATCGGTTGTTGCCTTCCCGGCCTACATGCAGACTGCTGGCTCTACCGCTGTTCGCGCTTTCGACAAGATTGCTAAGCGTGCCGGTGTGGATGCTGACGCGCTTGCCGACGCCATGTTGAAGATTGAGTCCGGTTTGGATTTGTCTGACGACGAAGCACACTTGCTGACGCAGGTTGTGGATGAGCTTTCCCCGAAGGCTGAAGAGCCTATTGAGGAAACCAAGGATGACGACATTGACCCGTCTATGCTTGCACTGAAGTACAAGAAACTCGAACAACTCCTGAAGGGGATTTAATTATGGCTACTAAGGCTGAAATCAAAAAGGTAATCCTTGACGTTGCTGGCAACCCTGAGTCGGGTCCGGTGAAGCAACTGGCTGACGCTTAGGCTGACGCTATCGTCGCTATCGATGCTCCTGCACCTGCGCCGAAGGTTGAGCGTGAGGATGTAGAACCGATCAAAGAAACCCGCGTTTTCAAGGCCGCAGAGAAGCGGTAGCGGGTTTCCCCTCCCGTTCCCCCTTTCCGGGAGGGTCTTTTGTCCCTAAGTGTGTTTACTGGGGTAAAATTAATGTATCGGTTGAGTGTTAGCACCGCCGTGTGAAAGTCTGCGTCAGCGCGACTGTAATTGTAATCACACTATAAGGAGACAAAATTGTCTGAGTTCGTAAAGTCTCAGCAAGAACTCCGCGCAAACCTTACCGCCCAGATTCAGGAATCCCTGGACTCGGCTGAGGAACGCGGCGGTCTTGACGCTGAGACACTAAACAAGGTGAACGCTCTCGAAGCTGACATCCGCGCCGCTGATGAGGCTATCGCGGTTGCACAGCGTCAGGAAGAGCGCAAGTCCGAGGCTGCTGAGGCTTCACGCGGTTACGTTCCTTCCGAGGAAGCTCGTTCCGAGGGTGACGTTCTTCGTGCCATTGGTATGGGAGAAATGCGTTCGCACACGTTCGAGAAGCGTGCGCTCGTTACTTCCAGCAACACTGTTCCTGTTTCGTTCTACGACCAGGTTTTCCAGGTTGCCCGTCTCGTTGGTCCCATGCTGGACACTTCCGAGATTTTCAACACCACTTCCGGTGAGGACATCACTGTTCCGACGATGACCGCGTACAGCACTGCTGCACTGGTCACTGAAGGTTCGGCTATTGCTGAGTCCGACCCCACCTTCTCCAGCATCACGCTCGGAGCTTACAAGTACAGCTTCCTCATCGGCGTCAGCAACGAGCTGATTGCAGATGCAGGATTCAACCTTGAGGCTCTGCTTGCTGAGCAGGCTGGTAACGCTATCGGATTCACGGTTAACTCCGTCCTCACCACTGGTGACGGATCGAGCAAGCCTAACGGTATCGTGACCGCTGCTGGTTCTGGTATCACTGGTGGAACCGCCGTTTCCGGTGCGTTCACCGCTGACAACCTCATCGACCTGGCTTACAGCCTTGACGGTGCAGCTCGTCGCCTGCCTGGTGTTGCTTACATGGCTAACACTCAGTCGCTCGGCGCAATGCGTAAGCTGAAGGACAACTCTGGACAGTACTTGTACCAGGTTGGTGTCGGACAGCCCGACTCCTTTGCTGGATTCCCGATCTTCGAGAACCCCGCAATGGCAGCTCAGGCTACCGAAGCCAAGTCCGTCCTGTTCGGTCACCTGCCTTCCTACAAGGTTCGCATGGCCGGTGGACTCCAGGTTGCTTCTAGCACCGACTACGCCTTCAACAAGGATCAGACCTTCTACAGGTTCCTGAT